TCTATTATATATTATCTACACTATAATAATATACTAATAGGCTCGTTTGTAATGTGGTTATTAATTAATCAATTCCTATAAAACTATTTCATCAGCTAAAATCTACCTATAGCATTTAAGTATTTACTAAGAGCCATTTAAATATATCTTTAATATTTCTTTTATATCTTTTTACTTGGAAGATTATCTTTTTATTCCTGCAAATATTTAGTACCCCTCTCTCTTATATCTTACTCTCAGAAACTGGCTCAACTATGCTCCGTTGTCGCTTAGTTTCGCAAGAGCGTGAAGGATTCGCCTAAGAGTCGGCTCAGTTCGGCCTAGCATAAGCCTAGAATAACATGAGTTTCTCTTGGACTCCAGTTATTACCAGCCTTATTGCCAGTCCTCACAAAGTCAAAAGCTACAGGCTCGGTACTTAGCAAAGCTAAGTTTTTAATATACAAGCAATGACCCCCAGAGGGGGGCCCTGCTTGGCAAAGCTGTACATATATAATGCCTCCAAAGCACAAAAAACGAAATATGAAATATAACTACACACTTGTGTTATAATACCCACAAGATAACTCTACTCTGAGCCTAATGGCAGAAATGAAAAAGAAAGCTGGTAATCCTAACTTCCACAAGGGTATGAAACCTTTAGAGGGAGTAGGCAGACCTAAAGGCTCTGTGAATAAGTTTACTGCTCTAGCACGAGAACTAATGTCCAACAAATCTCCAGAGATAGTTGAAAAGGTTATTGAAAAAGCTATGGAAGGGGATGTACATTGTTTGAAAATGTGCCTTGATAGAATACTACCTGTACATAAAGCTGTGGACTCTAGTAGAACAAAAGCTGATGCCCAAGTAATTATCAATGTTTCCTCTCTGGATAGCATACAACAACAAATTGATGTAACTCCAGAGGGCGAACTGAAAGAACCCAAAGAGAAATCAGACGATGAAGTAATAGTTACCATTGATTCAACTCCTATGACAAAGAAATTCGATGGCTGAACTAGATATAAACCTTCACCCTGCTCAATTAGAAATATTTAAGTCAGATAAACGATTTAAGATTGTTGCTGCGGGTAGACGCTTTGGTAAATCCTACCTTTCCGCTTGGTTATTACTAATCAACGCAATACAATCCGAATCTAAAGATGTATTCTACATAGCACCTACCTTTCAACAAGCTAAAGACATAATGTGGTCTATGCTTAAAGAGTTAGGTAAAGATTTAATACTACAAGCCTACGAAAATACGGCTGTGCTTACATTGATTAATGGAAGAAAGATTTATCTCAAAGGCTCAGACCGACCAGAAACCTTGAGGGGCGTAGGACTTTCATATGTTGTGCTTGATGAGTACGCTTCTATGAAACCTGTAGTATGGGAACAGATAATAAGACCGACTTTGGCAGACGTGGAGGGTCGGGCACTCTTTATTGGTACACCCGCAGGAAAAAATCACTTCTTTGACTTGTATCAAGACGCAAAAGATGATGAGGACTGGGATGCTTTCCAATTTACTTCAGTTGATAACCCATTTCTATCAGCAAAAGAAATTGCTGCTGCTAGTAAGTCTATGTCGTCCATGTCTTTTAGGCAAGAGTTTGAAGCGTCTTTTGAAACCTTTAGTGGTGGTATCTTTAAAGAAGAATGGTTTAAATTATCAGAAGAACCAGAGGAAGGTAGTTATTGTATAGCTGTTGACCCTGCTGGATATGAGGATAGTGAGAAAGAAAGGAACTTAAAACGCTCTAGATTAGACGAAACCGCTATTGCGATTGTAAAAATTGACCGAGATAAGTGGTGGGTTAAAGATATACTACATGGTAGATGGAATATTAAAGAAACTGCCAAAAAAATTCTTTTGTCTGCGACAAAGGTAGAGTCAACATCAGTAGGTATTGAAACTGGTGCATTGCGTAACGCCATATTACCCTACCTGCAAGATGAAATGAGAACAGAGAACAACTTTATATCTATTATAGAGTGTCGACATGGTGGTAAGAAAAAATTAGACAGAATAACTTGGTCGCTGCAAGGTAGAATGGAGCATGGTCAGATAACATTTAATGCAGATAAAGATTGGAAGTATTTTAAGAACCAGATGTTAGACTTTCCTAACAGACTTGCACATGACGACTTGCTTGATAGTCTTGCATATATAGACCAAGTAAGCGTGGCAGACTTTGCACACACAATTGAACTAGAAGATGACTGGAGCCCGATAGATGATGTGGCAGGATATTGAAGATTTAAACGAAGAAGAATATGATAGCTTATTAGAGTTTAGCGAAGATAAAAGTAACATAACTTTACGCTATGTTGCAGCATTATCTATTATTGCAAACTTAGCAAATGACTTAGACCCTAATTTAATATCTTCTGATGAGAATGTAGACCTATCTATATGTAAATTAATCATGGATGGCTCAATTGTCATAGATGAGATAAGCACAAGTGTACATTAAAACTGCATAGTGTGTTATAATCGCAACAATTTTTGGAGATTACTTTAAATGCACGAACAAAAAGAATTACAGTATCAAGCATTATCTAGTTGGTTAATGTATAGACTGGACACTTGGAGAAATCATAGAGAGCAAAATTACACATCTCAATGGGATGAGTATTATCGTCTATGGCGTGGCATTTGGACTGAATCAGACAAGACAAGAACACATGAACGCTCAAGAATTATAGCACCTGCCTTACAACAGGCAATTGAATCTTCTGTTGCAGAATTGGAAGAGGCGACATTTGGCAGAGGCAAGTGGTTTGACTTACAAGACGACATGCTTGACCAAGACAATAGTGAAGCTGAGTACATACGCAATTTACTGCAAGAAGATTTAGAAAAGACTGGCTGCAAAGATGCAATAGCAGAGGTTTTTCTTAATGGTGCTATCTATGGAACAGGTATTGCAAAGATAGTAGTTAACCAAAATATAGAAAGAGCACCAATTGAACAACCTGTTGAGGGTTCAATGATGGGCATGAGAAGTATTACTGAGTTTTCTGTTATAGATGTAAAGGTAGAGCCTATATCTCCACATGAATTTCTTATAGACCCTTCTGCTAATTCAATAGATGAAGCATTAGGTGTTGCACATGAGGTTATTAAACCTAGATACCAAGTAGTAGAAGGTATAAAAGCAGGTATTTATCGTGATGTACCATTGGGTGGTGATTACGATACAGTACAGATGGGGTATAACTCAGAAGGTACACAAGCAGATGAATCAGACAATGTAAAGATTACAGAGTATTGGGGTTTAATACCTAAAAGATTTATGAAGAAGGGTGCTGACAAAGATGACTTTGAATACTCTAAGAAAGATGAATTAATAGAAGCAGTAGTTACTATTGCAAATGATGAGTACATTTTGCGTGTAGAAGAAAACGCTTTTATCATGGTAGATAGACCTTTTATTAGTTACCAACACGACATTGTGCCAAATAAATTCTGGGGGAGGGGTGTCGCAGAGAAGGGCTATAACCCACAGAAGGCTTTAGACGCTGAAATGAGAGCAAGGATAGACTCATTAGCTATGACTACTACACCTATGATGGCTGCTGACGCAACTAGACTACCAAGAGGAACAAAATTTGAAATTAGAACAGGTAAAACTGTACTAACTAATGGTAATCCTAGAGAAGCTATTATGCCTTTAGACATGGGGCAGACTGACCCTAGTACATTTAATCAAGTAGCTAGTTTACAGAACATGATACAAATGGGAACAGGTAGTTCTGACATGTCTGCTGGTGGAGATACTGCTAGTGGTATGTCAATGATGCAATCTGCGTCTATTAAAAGACAAAAGCGTACTTTAATGAATTTCCAAAACACATTTCTTATACCAATGATACATAAAGCTATGTATAGGAAGATACAGTTTGATGTTGATAGATACCCTGTAAGTGATTTTAAATTTGTACCTTATTCTACTATGGGTATTATGGCTAAAGAACTTGAAACTCAGCAAATGGTACAGATGTTACAAGCTATACCTAAAGATTCACCTGCGTTTAATGTTATATTATTAGCTATGTTCCAAAATTCAAGCATACATAATCGTGATTCTATTGTTGCTGGTTTACAAAATGGACAACAAGGTAGCCCAGAAATTGATGCTATGCAACAACAAGCTATTGATATACAAATGCAACAAGCACAAGCAAATGTACAAAAAACTATAGCAGAAGCACAAGAAGAACAAGCTAGAGCACAGAAACATATGGCAGAAGCTAATGCATTGTCGCCAACTGAGATGGATATGGCAATGAAAGAAGTTAATATGCAACAAGCTAAGATTAGTATGGCTAATCAAGTTTCTGAAACTGCTAGAAACATTCCAGAAGTAGAACATCTTAAATCTGAAACTATTTTAAACCTAGCTAAAGCAAAACAAGCTGGGCAAGTAAGACAAGTAAATACTAGAGTACAATAACCATGCCAAAAACAGACGAGGCCTTCTTATCTGATAGATTAGACATGACTAGAAGTGAAGGATGGTACGATTTAGTAGAAGAATTAGAGAATTTAGAGGGAAGTATTACTAATTTAGATAATATAAACTCTGAGCAAGACCTTTGGGTAATCAAGGGTCAGTTGCGTATTTTAAACTTTTTATTAAGTTTAGATACTGCAACAAACCTAGCGTTGGAAGAACTCCAAGACGGAAATCCAACATAATACAACTTCAGAACCCCACGTGGGCGGAGAAAAAAAATGAGTATAGTAGTAGACGAAGCACCAATGGAACAACCTATAACAGAAACGCAGGTAGAAACAGAAGTAGTAGAAACGGTAGCTGAAGCAGTACCAGAATACGAAGTACCTACGAAATATGCAGGGAAATCCATGCAAGAGGTAATTGAAATGCATCAAAACGCAGAATCTGCGTTTGGTAAACAAGGTTCAGAAGTTGGAGAACAACGGAAATTGATTCAAAGTTTACTTGAAGCACAAAATAAGTCTAGTGCTATAGAAGAGCCACAAGAAGAAGAAGCTAGTTTTGAAGATACTTTTTATATTGACCCTGCAAAAGCAGTTAACTCAGCTATAGAAAATCATCCAGATGTACTAGCTGCAAGACAGCAACAAGCCGAACAAGCCAATCAACAAAAGTTGAATGTACTTGAAAAGGCATATCCAGATTGGCAAGAGCGTGTCGGAGACAAGCAATTTCAAGACTGGGTAGGTGCTAGTGAAATAAGAAAGGATATATTCCGTAAAGCCGATACAGAACACAGGCCAGATTACGCAATCGAACTTTTTGATATGTACGATAAAATCAATATGGTTACTAAAACCAAAGAAGTTCAGAAAAGTGAAAAGGCTAAAGTTGATAAAGCATTACGACAAACTAAATCCGAAACTCGTTCCACACAATCTGTCGGTGGCAAAAAAATGTATCGTAGGTCTGATTTAATCAACTTACAGATAACAGACCCTAATCGTTATGCTTCGCTTTCTGATGAAATTCAAGAAGCGTATGCGGAAGGAAGGGTAAAATAATCATTAATAGGAGAAGCAAATGGCTTTCAGTGGCAGTCCAGCAGTAACAAGAGCAGTCGCCAATAACTTCATCCCCGAGTTGTGGAGCGATGAAGTAATAGGTGCGTATAAGAAAAATTTAGTAATGGCTAATGTTGTTACAAAATTACAACATAAAGGAAAGAAGGGTGATAAAATTTATATCCCAATTCCAGCAAGAGGAGCTGCAACAATTAAAGCAGCAGACACTCAAGTAACATTAAGTGCAGCAACTAACACAGTATTAGGTGTTGACATTGCTACTCATTATGAGTATTCAAAGTTAATCGAAGATATTGCAGAAGTTCAAGCACTTGCATCAATGAGAAAGTTCTATACTGATGACGCAGGTTATGCACTTGCTACTCGTGTAGATTCAGACTTGTTTGCCCTATCTGAAGAGTTTCAAGGTGGAGTAGCAGGTGGTTCTGGTAATGCATTATTTGAAAAAGCAGTAATTGGTGGAAATGGTTCTACTCTTTATACTGGTGGTTCAGACAATGCTTCAGACATTACAGATGCAGGAATCCGTAAAATGATTCTTACACTAGATAATGCTGATGTTCCAATGGATAACAGAGTTATGGTTATCCCACCAGTAGCAGCTAATGAAATGCTAAGTATCAATAGATTTACT